TGGCCTTGTTGAACCATATGTAAATGTGTCCCAAGTGCTAGTAGGTCTTGGTCGTGATGCGACTCCATAACGAAGTGAATCGTAGTCATGATCGTCTGTATATTTACCATCGATGTCATCAGTACCATCGGGATCGACAGGGATGACTTCTAGTGTCGCTGTGATGTGCCGACAGTTGTCAAAGAAAATAATACCTGGTTTCTTGGTATAGTCATCGACTTTTAAGAGTTCATGAAGTCTGTTCTTAGAAGCGACGCGCGCTCCTGGAGTTCGATCAGATTGACGCCAAGAAGTGCCTGCTTGAATCATTTCTTCTGCTATCGAAGGGCCATTCTGACCTCGTTGACTCCAGCAAGAAGAATCAAGCATACCATAACGAATACTTTCACCCTGCTCCATTTCTCGAATCTTATGGGACAGAGCTATTGCCGTCATTCCTCGAACATAAAGTTCTCGATAGACGTACAACGTATTATCAGGATCTACAGCATACCAATGGACGCAAGAAGCAGACTTCTGAGAATAACCAAAGTCACAAGACCGAAACCTCATCCATGAACCTGGGATTTCAAATTTAGGGACTACATGAGTCCCTCGACGATATTCTGGGAAGGCTGCTCCATCAGAGACCATCCAGTCACCGTCGAGCATCTGGCGACGCTGTTGTTCAGGCAATGAAAGAAGATTAGCTTTATAATCATGACCAAGGTAAGGGTTGTCTGAGAGCTTTGCGGGGATAAACCGTCTGTAGAACAACGGTGTGCCCCAACGGTCTTCAGGGAAATCAGGATCACCATCTGGAACGATCATTAGACTGTCGTCTTCAAGGTTTTGCGCTGGGAACTCTGTGTCGTAAGGAGCAGGGTCGATAAACATCTTTTTGACCCAACCATGACCGGGACCACCAGGATTAGTAGTAGCTCTCATACTGAGATAAGGAAGAAGTTCAGGGTCTGTAGTTCTAAGACGGCCTCGGAGATAGTCCCAAGCAAAAGGTGTAGGATATTGGGTCAATTCATCAAAACCAATCCAAGTAAAAGCATGACCTTGGTAACGAAGGACGTCTTTGTCTTGTTCAAGATAAGTGAGCCAGAGATGGCCACCATTAGGAAAGGTCCAAGTACTGTTTTGTGAGGACCAGTTCTTTGAAGATATTCCGGGGAGTTGTGTATATAATTCTTGTGACTTCCAAATAAGTTCCCGGAGTTCAGCATTCGTACGTCGAAGAAGTAGTCCGTTGAATGATGGATGTTCGTAGTATCTTGCGGCATCTGCAAGTAGGGCGAAAGATTTACCTCCACCAGCGGCTCCACCATATAGGACTTCACGTTGAGGGGCTTGAAGGAATTTGAACTGTCTTGAAGAAGGTTTGAAGATAATCTTTTCTTCAGCGACTTCAGCAGGAACATCGATTTCTATACTCTCTGAAGAGGCAAGGGTAAAGAATTCAGGTTTCTTTTCAGGAGTGTCCCGAAGGCCCAATTCTCTCTCGGCCTTCTCAATTCTCTTTTTAGCAAAAGCAAGGCTTTTCTTTTCATCTGTAAGTCTTTGCTTCTTACGAAGAAGGATTTTATCTTTGGAAAGAGGTCTATTGCTTCGGATTGTAGGAGTTTTTATGGCATTAGGCCGGAGTCTTGCACGTACTTTCTTGAGTCCCATGTGGGACAATCGAAAAGCATAAGGGACACGAGAATTTAAAAAATCTGTAGCTACTCGGAGAGAAGATCCATTATCAATCTGATCTAAAGCTTCATCGAGGACAGAGACGACTTCAGGGACTGGGATGATCTTAGATCGGTCGGTATCCTTGACTATATAACCGTAGGGTAATCGAGTACCGGGGTGGGGGAGTTCAGGATACTTTGACATTATTTCCTTATTGAGGAGGTGGTCTTCGGATCTTCCTTGGGGGGACTCGGACACCCTTCATTTCTTTCTTGATCTTTGTAGCTCTAGTCATGAAATCTTTGTACCGAGAACCTTTCGGCATTTTTGTATTACTCTGAGCCTGATCAAAAGCGACTTTGAGTTTTTCTTTCTTGGAGGGTGTTTTTAGATTTAGACCTGAGAAAAGAACTTGTTTTTTAGAACGATCGTCCTCGATATTTTTACTTTGTCGTTGGTTTTGGAGTTTCATTTAGAGCCTGAATTTAATACTTTGCCACCACGAAGGAAGGGACCAAAGCCACCAGCTAGCCGAGAGAGCTTTCCGTTGTCTTGGACACCTGTGTAATTCCTGTGATTAAACGTCACTTCGCCCTGAGAGGCTTCGCCTGTGCCAAGAGGTTTGGTTACCGCTTTTAGTTCGGGAGAGTATGTTGGTTTCATGAGCAGGCTCCTTTACCTGTGAATACTTTACTCATTATTTCTTCTCTTTGGGTTCTAGGAAGCCCGAGGACTTCTTGAGATTCTTTTTCTGGAAAGTTGCATTCTCCTGACGGATTTCATACTTTCGTTTGGTATCGGCAGACTGACCTGTACCGAGATCGACAAGGTATTTCCGTTTTGCTTCTACTTTCTTCTTTGTAAAAGCTTTACGATCTGGAGTCGCAGCTCTGGAGAATTCACCCTTCGGCATCATCAGGCTCCTGTTCAATAGTGACTCGTTTGTATTCTTGCATCTCCTTGGCGGGGAGAATAAACAGACCACCACTAGGGACCTTGAGATTGATGTCATCGCCAGTCTTCTTTTCAGACAGACCAACACGGTTTAAGATACTCTCTACGACTCTCATGAGGTTAGGAGCACCAGGAGTGTTTGGATCATCAAGCATTTTATCCATCTTACGGACAGCTTTGGGAGCTAAAGAGGCAAGATAAGAATTAGCCTGATTAATGACTTCTTCTTTAATTGGTTCCATTGCTTCAGAGATAGAAGTAGCATCAGAATATCCAGCAAGTCGCATAGCATTGCGCCAATTGCCTTCGGCTTCTCCAAAGAGAGCAGCTAACAGAGTCTTCTGCTTCTCAGAGAATTCCCTTTTCTTATCTTTTTCATCTACCATAGATATAAGTCCTTGTTGAAATGTTTACGTCTAATTGAAATAAAATTTTAGGGAGAAAGTCACGTTTCGAGGAGTCACTTGAGGACATGACCGGAGGTCACTAAGGTCTTCGATGCTGACTCAAGTTTACTATTGATTCTTTAAAAATTATCCGGCGGGTACTAGAACTAGAATTACACCCCGGGGGTGGCACTGGCGGGGTACCCCTAAAAGTATTCTTGAAAGACCCTGAAGAATAAAACTAGTAGAAATATTTCTTGAAGAAATAACCTGTAGTATACTAGTAGTATTCTATTAGATTACTCAATGGATTAAGAATAATCAAGAACTTTCTTCATTGGATACGCTACTAGATGGTTAGATACTGGATCAATGCTCCGCAGTAAAGAAACACATCTAGGTAGTAAACATCTAGTACATATAGATCTTTCTTCTTAATACTATTATAACAACTAGCAACAGCGGCGTCAAGCCCTTTGGTATATACTATCTTTCATGTATGCTATAATTCTTTCGTGTTCTTCTATTGTGCCATCGTTCTTTATTGTATTAGCTCTACGAGAAATCAAGCGAGTATTCACTTTAGTATAACCCTTAGTACTATCAACACGGTCTAAACTCGGCGAGGTATTGCGGTTTGTGTCAGTAATATCGAATTGAAGTGATAGGATTGGACATACATTTGGTTGAGACATAAGAAAATCGATATCTAAATTGAAATCTAATCCTGTTTTCTTTGCTCTAGATTTAGCAGATTGAAGCAACATCATTAAGCGACCACGATAAGTTAATCTATATTTCTTTGTGGCTTCATAATAATGTTCAGGATTTTCAGAATACTTTTTTCTATAATGTCTTTTTCTTGCTTCTTTTGCTTTAGGTGAATTTAATTGATATTCTTTTTGATACTCTTTATACTTTTCATAATCATATTTCACTTGTTTATCCTATTTCTACACTATAATTATATCATAATAATACTTAAAGATCAAGTATAATAAGAATAGCATGTAGTAATCTAATAGA